CAATTACTAAGCAATAAAAAAGGGGAGCTTTGGGCTCCCCTTAATTAATTTTTATTGTGCTTCTTTATATTGTCGAGCAAACTCGTAAACATGCATTCGAAGCGCTTTAACCATTTTTTCTTCTAGATTTCGAATAAATCCTTGATCTTCGGAGATCATATTGTGATTAAAGAATTCTTCAGCCAATTGATTAATGAACTTTTCACTAAATCTGATTTGCTGTGGATATCTGGTGACAACTGTTGCCTTGTACGTCTTAAGATTTTCTCCAATCGAATTGGCGAAGTTTTGGAAGGAATCAAACGCAACCCCCATTTCTTCTGCACTTGGTGCTTTGTCTGTGCGACCGCTGCTATCACCGCCATAATCAGCACCACCTGGCTTTGATTTGCGTGCTCTAGATAGCCCTGTCTTTTGTAATCCTTTCAATCCTGCCGCGACTGCATTATATGCATCGTCAGCCACCTCATCAGAAACACCTGCTAATGGGTGCGGTCCTCTTGGGTCATCGACTTCCCTTTCTTCATCTCTTGAATCGATCCAGCTGCGAACGCGACGAAGAACATCAGATTCACTCTTGATGCCGATAGCAAATAGAGTCTCTGCTTTATCTTTCACCTTTTGTTCGACCTTTGCTGCTGGCACTTCTGGAATGTCTAATTTAACCTTAGTAGCAAATTCATCCTCCTTGTCAGCCGGTTCTGGTAGATCTGGCCCACCTTCTTCATCTTCGGTGTCTTCGACATCACCCTTTTCAAATTTATAAATAGAAATAATTGCGTCAGGTGTTAATTCATAGTCGCTTGCCAATTCTACTGATAACTCTTGGAATGATCTTGGGTCGTCGGATACAGCGTCAAGTGTTGCTACCAAGTCTTCTACTTGTGCTGGAGAAAGATTATGGTTAGGTGAGACTGCTCTTTTTGTTGCCATTGTCTTGCGAACCATTTGGGCGATTTCCGCCTTATCTGGTTCGACGTCACTCCATTCTCTTTCTTGTGGCTTTGGTGCTTTTGTTGGTTTACCTTCTTTGACTTTTGCGATAAACCGATTCAATTGATTGTCGTGTAACTTTTCACCAGACGCTTCTAATTCAGATCGCACTGTTGCGTCGCGTCTGATAACACGTCTAAGATCTGAATCGGATAATGTAGAATTTTGTGCAATAACGTCTCTAATTGCAGTATCCAATCCTCCTGCAATCTGCGCCATTTCATCCATTATATCATCATGAGATGATGTGTTTTCTTTTAAAATTTTATAAAGTTTTTGCAAGTCCATGGATTTATTTACCAATATATTTCATTTTTAGGAAAGGCTGCGCAATAATTCATCCTTTTCAAATGGAGAAAGTGTATCTTCTGCATCAGTATCTTCGCTGAAACTAATCAAAGAACCATCTTCATCCCCAAAAGCGTTGCCGTTTGGTTTGATGTAAAGAGCTGCTAATTCTAGTCTTTCAGACCTATCTCCAAAAATTTCAATCATAGCAGGGCAATCTTCTGTTGGAAATACTTTGCCTTTTTTCTGCACATAATCTACATTAAACGCTTTAAGAAATTGGTCAATTTCTGTTCGATATTCAAGATCAACGTCTCTATTATCTTTCGGCTCAACTGGAATTGGTGATGTATTCGAGATCGGCAAAAAGAAAATAACATCATAATGCTTCAATGCTTCTCTTGTTTGAATGATTGTCGCAGTAACATCATTTCCGGTTACACCTCCAAGGCCCTTAGCAGCAAGCCAACACGTGTATGCTAGATTGTCAATGACACATCTATCATGGATACAAAATTCTTCGTCTTTGTTGCTTTCTGCTTGCTCACACAGTGCTTCTAAAATAACATGCTGACTATCTCTATCTCCTGTGCGATTGATATTAAGATTTTTTTCTTTGATAATATCCCTATATGTTTTTTCTGGTCTTTTATACATAGGCCATCTATTCAAAAAGTCATTAATAAATGTACTTTTACCTGTGCACTGTGATCCGGTTACTGCTATTCTCATATTATTATTGTTCTGTTGGTGTTCTGTGAAATTTGATAAAAATTTGCTCTAAGAATTTTATTAGTGCATCTTGTTTAAGGGCGGTGTCGCAGAACCGTAATTCGACTCTTTCGCCCTTTGAATCATACCCTAACAAAATAAATGAATCGAAATACTCTGCAAGATAATTGACAATCCTTTGGGTATTGTTTTTAATTTCTTTAAAGCTTTTATGAACTGACATCTCCTGAGCAATCTGTGCTTTCAGGTCGCGCAGTTGCTCAGGAGATAAACTAAATCCCTCTGTTTGTAGTTGGCTTGATAATTCTTTTAATGACTTATACAAGCCATAATCAGAAGATTTAGGTTTTTTCTTCATAGTTCATTCTGCGGTCGATGTATTCGACCCTCTTGCATTATAAAGTGTAGTTTTGTTATTGATGCCGAATTTATACAACCACTCCATAATTACTTCCATTGAATCTGTAGACAGTCTGAATCGTTGTGGTACAAATTGATCCCCATCGTAGAATTCAAGATAGTTCTCGTCCACTCCGTCTAGATTGCGATACATAGTCGCGATTACAGAGGAATTACCAGGATCGATAACTACTGACCATGAGCGTGGATCATGTTGGCCGTATCGAATCGGAAGCCTGTCAACAAGGTATCCGCTGTCGCGGAGTCTTTTGATGAAATAACTTTCGTTAGTTGGTTTGTTTTTATTTGCCATATATGTGGTGTTTGGTTAAGATTTAAGTGCTCTAAGCAAGTATTTGATTTCTGTATTTCCATCTCTGTAATAAAACATATATGCTCCCTTGGTAATATTTACTTTCGTTTGCACGTCATGTTTTAATGCACTGATAATTTTAAATGTATCAATTGATAATGGTGATGTTGGTGTCAGGTCTGATCCAATATACCCATCAGCGGCGATAAACGTAATGTTATTGACGCTATGGTTTGCGGATTTATCATCCAAGTCAACATATACCTTTTTATTCTCCGCGTTGGTATAGAAATAGATCTTTCCTTTGTTGTCTGTAAATGTGCATCCTTTATTAATTTTTGAAAACGTATTTGTGTTCATAACAAATTCCGTATCGAACTTAAATGAATCAATCATCTTAGCACTGATTTTTTTCAGCAGCCGCTACTGCGGGATCCAAAAGATAACATTTGAACTTGATGGTTGGTGATTCATAACTGATGAATTTTGACGTAATATTCAATATAATTTCGTCTTCGTCGATAACATCAATTGCATTAATTACCTTGCGAATATCCGATACATATATAACAAACGGTTCGCTAACGTCTTCTATTTTTATCGGAACATGCTTTGCATAGTAAATGCAAACCGCACTTGCGTCATGAGATACAACATACAGATAATCCGATTCTATGTGAATTGCACAAGAAATATTGGCGTCACTAATGCGTGAAACTGGCAATAAAAAGCTACTGAAATTATCCTTTTGAACTTTTATTTTCATTTAGTTTCTTAATTGACGTTTGTATTGTTTTTAACTTAAGTTCAATTGATACTAATTTCTCATAGATTAACGATGCAACACTATTTTTGCTAATATCAC